GATATTTCCATTTGCGAGATTGGCAGCAGATACGTTGGCTAAGTCAGTACTTAAAATTAGTACTGGATTTGTGCCTGTTGTGTTTACTGTGATTCTTGCCATTTTGATTTCTCCTTGTGTTAGGCGTTATGTGTTAAATTCTAATCTTGTTAAATTAATTGTCCAGGTATGTATCGCGGCTCTAGTAGGTCCATATGATAAGTTTTGGTTGTACGTTCTTTGAAAGTAACCATCCATTAACTGCACACCATCGATATTGTTAGTAACTAAGTCACCAACGATATTGCATATTTGTGCTTCATAAGGATCTTGCTGAAACGAAACATAATTAACTATTACAGTATCAGTTGCATCGTAAATTGCTCCACAATATTGAATTGCTAGTTGATTTGTGCTTCTTGCAGTTGTAATAACATTGCTTACATACAATCCAAATCTAACAGCACTGATATCATTTGGAAATTCGTCATAAATCGGAACGTTCCATGCTGATGGTACAGTTAAAAATAGTGCATCAATAATCTCTTGTTGTGAAACAAGTGGACTATTAAGTGCAGTGTATGTTTCAGTTGCCATTAAAAGAATCTCCTATCGCCGTTGAAATAATCAACGTCAGCCGTCCAATTTTCCTCTAATTTTGTAGTGGGTCCGTCTGGTGAGTCTCCGTATAAGTCATAGAAGTTCATTAACTGCAATGCCTTAATCCATTCTCTATCGCAACGATCCATAGCAAAATCATAGTTTTGTTTGTCTACTTCATTCATGTTAGATACGTCAGTAACTAATGATTCGTAGAAAACTAATATGGCACCAAATGTATCTAATCTAATCAATGTCTGGTCATTTTTAATGAGTTGACTAGGATTAAAACTAGATATTAGTGCGCCATTAGGAAGATTGGTATAATAATATGCACCAAGTACAGTGTCGCAGTATTTCTGCCACCATCCAAACTCTAACTTGTAAAGCCACTCTTGTGAAGCAACTTTAAAGTAGGGTTCCCAATCAACGTTCAATGAAGCCGCTCTACGCTCCGCGGCCGGATCATAGAACGCAATATCTCTTGATGTTGCATTTGAAATTCGTTGATAGGGTACTGACATATTATTTTCCTAGACTTAATTTAATTACTGTTGAATGTTAATTGCGCCACCACGACGTTGGTCACCAACGCCTGCACCGAAGTAACCTACACCAGTCAACCAATTCTGCAAACCACCTGGTACTTCACCAATCTTGATTTGTAGTCCTTCTTTCATAACAGTGAACATAGCACTGTCACCAAAGTAAGCACCTACGAGTACTGAGAAAGGACCAGAACCTAAGAATGTACGTGATGAAGTTTGCAAGAATGTAGTGAACATAACCATACAGCCATATACGTTTTCAATCTTACCAGTCATTAGTAATTCATTACCAAGAGCAGATAGGTTAGAACCACCACTTTGTGATACTGCACCACCTGTTAACTCAGCCAATAAACGATTCAATGAAGAACCTGTTTGACCTGCTACTGCACCTTCTGCATCACCATTGCTATCTAAAACGATAACTGGTGAACCTGGCATACGAGCAACTTTGAAGTTTTGCTTAATTAAGCGAATTAAATCAAGTACTGATGCGGCACTGAAACCATTTGTTCCACCTGCGGCTACTGTTACGTTTGTACCAGACTCTGCAAGTTCCATAGCGCCTAATTGTAAGACACGTACAAAACCGTCAGCACTTGTTGGGTAGTAAGTGTTACCTGGAGTTGCTTTGAAACCAACGTTAGCGCCTACTGGGTTAGGAGTTGCTGGGTTAGCGTTACCAATGAAACCTGCTGTTACTGATTGGTCAACTTTTTCAGCGAATGAGTCACCTAGTTCAGCACCTAATGTAGCAGCCAATTGGAAACTTGTTGTCCATCCGTAGAAGATGTCAAACGCTGTTTGTGCAACTGCTGGAGTTGCTGTAATACTAGATTGTGTCAATGATGGGTTTTGAACTGTAGCATCACCTGTACCAAATGTACCACCAGTACCGTTAGGGTTGTAATTTTGATAAGTGATAGGTGCAAAGTTAGGTACTAAGAATTGATTACCCTGTGTTGGGGCAACAACGTTAGTCATATTAACTAGACCTTGAGATTCGTGCATAGCACGTAGAGCGAAACTTGCAATAGCGAATGTGAAGCCATTTGCTTCACCGTTTGCGCCACCTAATACATAAGCCATGATATTTTTCCTTTAAATTAAAATTGTTGGCAATTTCAGAGTATTTTGTGACTTGGCAATGAACTTACTGCGGTGACTCCTAGACTTTTTAAGCCTATATTCTTACCTAAACCATTGCGTACTGCCCATTGGTTAAATGCCGCTGGGTCTTTGCTATAGTCTGGTATCGAATCTTCCGGTGCACCAGCAAAATTTCCTTGTCCAGGTCGTAAACCTGATCCAGAATTAGAATTACTCTGTTTTAGTAGTTTAGGATTACCCTGCGCTACTTCCTGTACTAATCCTTGGATTGTTAGAGGATTACCATCCATACCATAACGTTCTTGACCTTTGCTATTCATTATGCTATAGGTTCCATCACTATTCCATTGAATATTGCTTCTGACCTTTTGTAATGCATAATCTAACATGTCATTATCGAATCTATCACCCATTGCCTTTTGTATATCTGAATCTAGTTCTTTTTCACGCAATCTTTGCTCTTTTACCTGCAAGTCTTGTTGTAATTTAGTGAACTGTTCATGTAAGTCAGTGGTTGTAACTCGACTATTTGAACGCTGTTGTGTCTGATTATCTTCTGTTGGCTGTACGTTGCCACCGGTTTGTGCAGTAGTTCTTGCAATGAAACTTAACGCCGCTTCAACACTTTCAAAATTTTGTCCACTTGCTTGACCAAGTGCATTCAATAATGAATTTGTAGTGCTTTTACGAATAGCACCTGCATTTACTTGTTGCTCGCCACCTTCTTGATTTGCATCTGACTGGTTTGCATTAGTCTGGCTGTCGTTGCCAACGATAACTCTATCCATTTAATTTTTTCCTTATTATAACGTAATAACCGAAGTTGTAATGTATTTATACTGGCTTATCTACCAGTGTTTAATCCTGCTAACTGTACTGCAACTGCTTGTTGAGTATAGTAACTCTGTCCCATTGGCGTTACTGGGGTACCAATACCACCTAACAATGATTGATTGCCTGGCTTGTAGAAGTTTGCTTTTGCTTCACCCATGCTGTTACTTGCGGCTTGAGTTTCTTCATAATCATCATCTTCTACATAACCTTCTGGTATTGCACCTTCGCCTGTAATGAATACTTGACTATCTTCTTGAGTCATTAATGTTTTTACTGAACTTGTAGGTAAACTATCAACATATGCTTGTTGATATTCTGGAATGTCTTCTGCTGGAGCAAGCATACCAATAATTTCTTTTGTAATTAATGCTTGTATAATATCATTGTCACCAACTAATGCTTTTGCTTCTTTAATTAGAGCCATACGATAATTTGTATCGTGTGCTTCATAGTCTGTATTGTAATTGATTTGACCTGCCCAACGCATACCCATGTAACGTGCGGCATATGTAAAGATTAAGCCTTCAGTAACTTCCATAAGTCTTGCTTTACTCTTTGCTGTTCTATGTAGTTGCTTGCGTTCTTCAATGATTGAAACGCCTGAAGCGATTTGGTTCTTACTTGTGCGTAAGCCACCTAAACCAGTTAGTGCTTCAATTTGTTCTAATATATTATCTTGTGCTTCAATGATTCTACTAACATCACCTGTATCAATTGGTATTGCTTCTACTTGACCTTCATTAGCACGTACAATAGCACCGGCATGTACTGGAATACTAATGCCCTTATCTGCACGAATGATTGTGTGAGCAAACTGTAATGCTGTATATTTTTCGCATTCTAATTTATAGTACTCACGCATTGCATCTGTTGCACTGTCAATATCGCTTACACCTAAATCAATTGTTCTTGGATCTCTACGACCATACGCAATGAATATGGGCAAACTCATGCCAGCTGGGTACACACCATTACCAATAAGCCTTGCAGGAATAGATTCCTTGCCTGGTCCTTTATCTACTTCATAGCTTTCCCAATAGC